AACCGCAGCAGGAGCAGCAGCAGTAGCAGCAGCTCCTCTAGCAGTAGCAGCTGGTGGATTGGCAGCTGGTGCAGCGGCAGGAAGATATCTCCAATCTGGACTTGATGATTATGAAGCAACAGAAAGAGAACTAAGAATTCAAAAGGATGTTCTCCAAAATGCTAGTGGCGGTCAGGCAGAAAAAGATGAAATAAGAAAGCGTATTGATGCTTTAGAAAAGCAAAAGGAAGAAAACAAACCAGGAGTTATGTCTAGAGCATACGATGCCAGTTATGGAAATGTTGCTAGAGGTATTATATCTGGCATTGATAAGACATCAGAACTTCTTTTCGGAAAAGAAACTCCAGAATCAATGCGTCAAAAATCACTAGAAGCAAGAGAAAAACAACTTGGTCCTGGTGCTAAGACTGTTCAGCAACTAGATTATGAAGCAGCAGAAGAAGCCAAAAAGAAAATGAAGGCTAGAACTCCAGATCAAGTTGCAATCGATACAGAAAGAGAAAAGAAGAAGGAAGAAATTGAAGCAAAAGCAGCTGCATTAGATGCGGTTCGTCAGGCAAAAGAAGCAGGATATGAAGTGGATGATGAAACTAAGAGAAGAGCTGGTATATTAAAAGAAAGCTCTGATGATTACACCCCCCCGCCAGAGATTATGAACGATCCAGAAATGAGAAACTTCATTGAAAAATTTAATAGAAATATTGATATAATGAGAGATACTCCAAGGGTTTATGATGGTCATGTATCAGCATTAGAACAAAAACTAATATGGGAATGGTTAGCACAATTTAATTTTGATATACAACTTGCGGATAAAGAAATTCAACTAGCAATATTAGCGTATTTGAATTGGCTCCAATATGACGATCCAGATAGATTAGCAGATGCGTTTAAGTTTATTAGACGATGGGAGGCAAGACAAAGATTACAAAATAGCTTGTCAACCATCCCAGACGAAACAGAGGAAACAGAGGAAACAGAGGAAACAGAGGAAACAGAGGAAAAAAATATCTCAGATTAATTAAATTAAATTTAATTCTTTATAGTTGTATTTGCAAATATAAAATGCATCTACTACATCTGATATTGGACTTTTGATTTCTCTTTCAAGAGAATCAAAATAAATTCTCAAATCTATTCCGGTTTCTTTTACAAATGCTTCAAACATTTCTTGTTTATTTGCATTTCCTTTTCCGCTTGCAAATTTCTTTACTCTTGATGGTTGAACTACATCTAAAGGTATAGAATTTTGCCACAATTTATATTTAAGAATTCCGGTATTTTCTGCTATATGAAATACTCTTCCTTTAGCGGCATAAGCATAATCTTCAAGAGCTACTAGATTTGATCCTATAAGTAAATCCAAAGCCCAGTCGGAAATGCTATCGTATCTTCCACATTCTGCATTATATTCCGGAAATAATTCTCCACGAATATTATTATTAAACATTGTTGCATTCTTCTTAACATCTGTTAAAAAGTAAAAAGAGCAATTTTTATAAGAAAACTCCCCATGCAAATGGCCGTTGAAGACGCAAATGCATGGGGAAGTTAAAGAGTAATCAATTCCAGCAATTATCACATATTATTTAGTCAAGTCAACTATCTCACATGCCCCAGCCGTGCAGCTAAAAGTCTGTGTTCCTGTGGTGTTGTCTTCCTTCTCATAATTGGATAATTCACTCCAATCAACATCCTTTGGAAGCTTGGCAAGCATGATTTCGTACTGCTCTTTAGTGCAGTCTTCATAAGGAGCCTGACGATAGGTATGGTCTGAGTGGGGAAGGAACGAAATACCGCTGATCTCGTCAAAGTGCTTATACACCCAGGCCCCAACTTCCATCCACTCTTCATCACGAACAGTAATGGTAACACTAGGCTTGTGTTCGCACCAGTATTGCTGATAGGTCAGCCAAAGTTCCAACTGCTCAAGAGCAGTCATGTCATTACGGGTTATGCAATGCTCAGGAGCCTTCATGGGGAATGAGAAGACCATGGTATGGTTCGGCTTCATGACACATGGTTCAGCGGGGAATCCCTTGTCAATCATAAACTGGCAGATTGGATCCTTACGATCAGCACGAACGCGACGAATATAGTAGTTGGCGTGACGAGCATGAATACCCGAAGCAGCATCTACTAGTTGGCTGACCGTACCGCTTGGCTTGACGCAAGTGATTGCAGCAGATTCATTGATCTTAAGCTTATGTGCAAATTCCTTGTTGGTATCTACAGCAACATGGCGTAGATGCTCAAGTAGAACAGGTAGATCACCAGCACGACCGTTGGTCATTTCATTATCCATGATACCAGTCAGAGATACACCAAGAAGACGCTCTTCTTCACAGTTCTTCTGCCAATCGCTTGAAAGGTAGCGGAACTTTGTAAGAGTTGACTGGAATGTACCAAGAATGGTAGCAAGACGAACCTTACGAGCAAGAGTATCTGGAGTATCGTCAGCACGAATCACGACTTCAGATAGATTGCAGAACTCACGATCACGCAAAATAATTTCTGAGCATGGGTTGGTTCCGAAGTCGTAGTTTGGATTACGACGATCACCAAGACGCTTGGTTTGATTCTTTGCAGCTTGACGATTGAAGATACCACGCTCACCGCTCTTGCTCTTGACTAGAGCAACCCATTCGTCCATGAAGGTTTCCATGTCTGGCTTGCTCTTGTATGATGCAGAGTTGTTTGCAAGTGCTCTTTGACCGTTGTTCTCCCACCATGCACCACTCTTTGCATTACGCATACGATCATCATCAAGTGACGATAGAGAGATGAGAGCAGAACGACGAACGCCACCTACAACTACGATTTCAGCAATTTTACATACGATATCGTGGCATTCGACCGTAGTGAGCTTTCTACCAGCTGCCTTACGGAAGGTTTCAATGGTAAAGCGGAAAAGGTCTTCCAACGGTTCAGGTCCTGATGCTCGTCCACCGAATGTTTTAAGTCTTGCTCCAGCAGGACGAATTTTTGAAATGTCCCATCGCGGTATCTGACCACCAATGAGTAACGAGAAGAGTTCCTTATAAGCCTTGGCCCAGCCAATCTTAGAGTCCTCCACAACAATGAGTGAATCACTGTCGGTAAATTCTTCAGCAATAGTAGGAAGTTTTTCAACGAAATCCCTTTCGACGGAGAATCCAACACCTGTACCGCACATTAAGATGTATAAAATCTCATCAAACGAGCGAACCTTGCTCGTAGAAACATAAGAGCAGTTATACCCTGCTACATGGTCGCGCTCCAAAGCCTCGCCTGCGGTCATGAGGCAGCGCATAGACGGCATCACTTCCAAATTCAGAACAGCTGCTTCAAGCTCCTTGCGTAGATCCTTTGGCAACTTGTAATTGCAAGTTTCCTTGAGGTGGGTTTCGAAAAAGTCAAAGTAACGAGCAACGGTTTCGTTCCATGACTCCCTTCGTGTCTCCTCATCGATCCAACGAGCATAACGGGAAGCGTGAATAAAACTCTGGTATGGAGTTGGTAGTGACATATGAAAATCCTTAAAGTTGTGGCATTCTAGCCATGTTGGGTATTTAGTCAATATTTACTTGGTAAGTTCAGCCCAGCAGACTGGGAAATATGGCTGAATTAGACTACCCATGGCATCTGCATATTCCCGAACTTCCCATTGAGCATGGGGGTCGATTCTTTGCTTAAAAACACGGGCATAAGCGGCCAGAGAACCTGTCCAGTACCATTCGGTGTATGTACCCTGGGGTAATGCAAAACGAGCCTGTTCTGGGGCTATACCAGCCTCTAGGAGCCAGTTGTAGGTCTTTAGGGCATCGCTAGCAACCCCAAAGTACATGGCCTCAGCAGACGCTAGCGTGTCTTCGTTGGTGAGGAAGTCTTCTGACCCCTGCTTGGCCCCATTTGTGGGCTTAGAACGCCATTTTGGAATGTAAATTTCTGGCTCTTCGGTAACATACCGACGAGAAATTTCGTTCTCAACGAACCCTACCTTGTGCTTAAAAAGCTGTGTACGAATCGAAATAGGGGCCTTGATGTGAAGCATGATCTGGGGATGGGCAAAGGGAGTCCAATGCTTGTGCTTGGCCAGATACGAAATAAGCTTCTTATCCTTATCTGGGAGTGTCTTGCCAGTTATTGATCCTGTCTGGTGCTGTTCTCCGTCCCAAGAAGATTCCTTGTGGAATGAGACTCTAGCAGCGTTTACTACAGTTAGATCAGAACCCATCACTTCGATAAGTCGAACGAACCCCTTATCCAGTACATTTAGTTTTTCCATTTCATAAACCTCAATTTTGCTTCAAGCCCAGAATGAGTATTGGAGAGTATCATAGCCATCGGATCACCAAACGCAAGAACATAGTCGTTAATATCCTTGACCTTAACATCTGGCCAAATAAGAATCTTATGGCCCTTCTCAATAACCGTTTCCATGAAGCCACAAATCTGCTTGTTGCGTTTCTCATTATCAAAGACATAGATCACCTCGCTGTTTGCGATCTTCTCAGGAAGCTTCATGTCCCCAGCAGCACCCACCATGGCAAGAGCGT